CGGCCCAACCGAAGGAGGACAGGGAAACGATAGTGGTACTAACACATCTGGTGATGATGGTGGTTCATCAAATGGTGGGGCAATCGGTGAAAAGGATATCGATGCTGAAAGTGGTGGACAATCTTCTGATTCGGAATCTGATGATTCTGGTGGAGGTGGTGGTAAGAAAAAGAAAAAGAGTGCAAGAGCTAGAAGAGGTTCTTTGATTGCATCTGGTGATATGGTATTGGTTCGTAATGGTTCAGATTACAAACAAGGAGGTAACGATAACTATAAGTTTAATATGGGAGTTACTTGGGCAAATACCGAACAAACACTTACCGCAGGTGGATTACTAAATTATACCACAGGTCAAAATGAATTCTCACTTACGGGGTATGGTTCATTCAAAGTTGAGGAATCTATGATAGTAGCATCCAACTCATTCCTATACAATGTATCACAAGAAACTTGGTTTAATACGGGTAATGTAATGTATGCATTCAAACAAAATAAATACCTAACCTCTTTGATTGGTACAAACTTTTCATATGGTCAATTGGGTGAAGAATCATTTTCAAATTGGGCAGCTAATGCAGGTGTATTCACTACCTTTAATGGGTATAGAGGATTTGCTATGAACCTTATGGGAATAGCAATGTACTCACCATATACATTCTTCTATGAGGGACAATGGTTCAAAGGTGGATTCTTATTTGTACCACTAACGAGTTTTGATTTTAATCTTACAAACACATTTAAACTTAACATATCCACATCAACTGTATATTTAATGGGAGAGGGTATCCTAAACTTTCAGTTGATGACTGGAACTAAAATGTTATTATAATGAAAAAGTTTATTTTTATTTTATTACACATACTATTAGTTTGTAATTTGGGATATTCTCAAACTATTACACTTGTACCAATTGGAAATCAAGATGTAAGTGGTATTCCTATTGAGATGGAACACTATGTAAACTATGTACCCAATCACTCAATATCATCAGTAACATATAACCCACAATCAACTGCTGGTACATCCGTTACTTTAGGTGATGATTCAAATGTAGGTCCTTTCAATATCGGATTTAATTTTGAGTTCTATGGTCAAACATTTTCACAATTCAGAATATGTACAAATGGGTTCATTACTTTTGGTGACCCATCTGGTAGATATTCACCTGGCTCATTTCCCAATTCATCTGCACCTAATGGAGTAGTTGCTGCATATTGGACTGATTTATATCCATCGAATGGATATTATATGAGATATCAGACTGTTGGAACAACTCCAAATAGACAACTAATTGTAAGTGCTCATCTAACTTGGTATTCGAATAGAAATGCTTGGGTAGATTATCAAATCATTCTATTTGAAGGAACCAACAAAGTACAAACTACTATCACATCACAGGGTTGGACAAGTATTGCAACTCAAGGTGTGGAGAATCATAGTGGTACACTAGCAGCAACACCTCCAAATAGAAACTTATTTGGATTCAATGGAGCAGGAACAACTTATGAATATACTCCAATGCCTTTAATACAACAATGGGAATCGCAAGGAGTACAAAATACCAACACATTGGGGCAAGTATCATTTACAAATGCATCTAATTGGGATTATAGAACAACAATAGATGTATCTCAGAAAGCACACTTATTGACTGATGAAGATTTAAATTATATGATGTATAAAAAAGCAAACTTATCAGATGTTGAAGATTGGGATTTCTATACATTGGATTTAAACAATTCATCTGTATTTGGTTGGGAAGATATTATATGGGGTCATTCACTTCTTACAAACGGAACATATCACAACAAATATATTTTCACTAAAACTGAAAAAGATGTTATAGAAGCTAATCCAACAACTAATTATTATAACACATACTTTCCAACACAGTTACGAACAATACAATCGGAAAACCTATTTTATATAATGGGAACTGGTAAACACAAAACAACAATAACTAATCTATTTAAAATACAATAATTATGAACACAATAGTATGCTATTTCGTAGCAAGTGTAATCTCACTTGCATCTCTAAAAGGAATCCCTGAAGAAAAATTCACATTTGGGGTAAGACAAGTAACCGAAGATATCGTAGGACAACAAGCTCCTCTATGTGATGATGGTTCACCTATATATGTTACAGTCCAATCAATCAAAGCACCAACCAAAGGAATCCAAATAGGGCCCTTTAAATTCAAACAAAAGAAAACTTTGGTAGAAGTTAAAGTTGTGAAAGATGGAGTTGAATCAATTGGAATGGGTTCAGCAAAGATGAATGTATCGGCAACTCTAATGCAATTACAAGATGAAAATCTACCATTCGAACAAACGGAATTCTCAGTTGCAATGAAGAAAGCAATTGAGGATGCATTAGATTAAAATCACTTTTTAGTTTATTGATATTTATATATTGAACTAATATTGATAAACGTTATGACGGAAGATTTCGAATTATTTCCCGGTAAAAATCTAAGTGGATTATTTGAGGATATTTATAATAATCAAATAAATAAGAAAAGACATATCTCCGAAGTGATTGCTGAACTACGAAAGTTGGTTAGGAATCCAAACGATATGCGATATATTGGTCCACTTATCAAAGATTTAATTGATACATCCGTTCGTAATGATGAATCTCTACTTAAACTTGCTACAATTGCACAACGAATTATGATTGCTGGAACTAAGAGTGAGGGAGAAGCTGGTTTCCTTAGTGATGCTGAGAGAGAACAACTTTTAGCAGAGATAGAACAAGTTCAAGATGAAATTGAACGTGTTGATAATATGGAAAACGAAATCGAAGAAGTTAAGAAAAAATTAGAAAATTAAATGAGCTTTGTAGGTGGTAATTTATTATGGAATGTTGCTAAATCGGCAGTAAGTTCTTTTACCGATGATACGGATGACAGATTAGCCATAGTATATTCTGTAATTTTGGATGAAACTCACCCATCAATACAAAGTGGTGAAAGAAATGTATCCGATGTTGGTGCTATTGAATGTAGACTTCTTAGTGATATTCAAAATGATGATTTAATCTTAGCAAGACCATTAGATTCAACTATCACAATCTTACCTATAAGAAACCAAACTGTTTTTGTACAAAAGATAGGAAGTGATTATGTCTATACTCAGATATCAAAGGGGGTATCTCCCAATACATCAACGCCATCTGATACAATATCAAATTTATTTGATGGTAAGCAAAAAGCGGAAGGTGGTTCTAAATCAAAGAAATATTCTGAGGTGCAAAGTACTGGGATAGCTCGTTCATCTGTAAATGAAACCGCAAACTTAGATGGGTTTGGTGATTATTTTGAAGAAGAAGCTGGTGTTCACAAACTTAAATTATATGAAGGTGATACTTTATTTCAAAGTAGGTTTGGTCAATCAATTCGTTTAAGTGGTTATAACAATCCGGAAAATTCATTTTCACCAACATTCGTTATCAGAAATGGCGAATCTGCATTAAATAAGAAAGAGGATGATGATGTTGTAGTTGAAGAGGATATCAACAGAGATGGCAATATTATCCTATTGGGGTCTAATCAATACCAACTACCATTTCAACCGGGTACTGTTGATGATAAGGGTAAAGGTGATTTTGAAACAACTCCTCTATCATTTAAGGATTATCCAAATGATTTGAAGGGAAATCAAATACTATTAAATTCGGATAGATTGATATTCTCTGCAAAAACATCCGAAATGATTTTCTATTCTAAAGGAAACTACGGATTTATTTCAGATGGTGAATTATCTATTGATAATAAGTTTGGTATTCGGATGAACGTAAATGATGATATCAATATAACAACTAACGATAGAAATGTGAATATCAATAGTGGTAATGGTAATATCAACTTAGGTAATACGAATTTAGAATCATTAGTAAAGGGTGAAACGTTGGTAAATCTGATGAAGGAACTGATTACAGCAATAGAAGCATTGACCGTAGCAACTCCCGCTGGTACATCATCACCACCAATAAATGTAGCATCATTTAGTAAAGTGAAATCTGAATTAAACACAATGTTGAGTAATCTAAACAAAACATCATAATGTCTTGGAGTTTATTCAAAGCAAATATAATCCGAAAAACTAATCCTAAGTTTAACAACAACAATATAAATCAGGTTGCTAAGATTTGGGCAGATGAATATGATGCTGCTGTAAAGCGAGGTAAGGATTTTATAAACTTTGAATCAATACAAAGTGGTAATAAAACAATAATGGAAACCCTATTTAAGGTTGCATTATTAAAAGGATTTGCAACTCCACCGGGTCAAAACTTTTCATTAGTAAACGAATTCGGAAATGGTGTAAAGGCATATTGGGCAGGAGCTCAAATGAAACCCTTCCCAATTCCATTAATACCAGCTCCCGGCTCAATCCAAAACATCTCAGTAAATTCAAATGTTGTGGTTAATGTGGGAACATGGCCGATATATCCACCACTAAAACCAGCAAGAAAGCAGGAAACGATGGTAGATATGTTTATACTTGCGGCATTGATACATTTATTTTCAATTGGTGGTTTTATACAAACAACATCATTATACCCATCAGCGCCATCACCAATACCAGCCCCAGGTGTTATTCCATGGACTGGTTATTTAGTACCACCTGCTATACCAATTCCAAATATCAACTTCCCATCGGAAGATGGTAGTGAACCGCCGGGAATCGAACAACCTGATACGGATATTAATATATCCGATGAAAATGGTGGTGATAACATTGGACAAGGTAATGAAATAGTTGATGAGTTAGATGGTAATACTTCATTAGAAAATGTGATAAGTGTTTCCATACCATCGGATGTGGATAATGCATTGGAAATTGATAAGATTGTGGAAGATTTTAAACAACAAATTCAGATGGGTGGTACTAAGTGTGAATAAAAAACGAAAAAACCCAAAACAAATATTTATATAGAAAGGAAAACATTTTATATAATGAATACTGATAAATTAGTCAAAGCAATACAAATTATTGTTAAAGAAGAAATTAAAGAAGCTCTTCCTAAATTGGTTAAAGAAGGTGTGAAAAGAGAGATGGCTAAGTTGTTGAAAGAAAACAAACAATTGAGAGAAGCTCTTAAACCACAAAAGCCTCAACAACCAACATTTATGGATGAGACTGTTATGGAAAGTGTAGTACATCAGCCAACCCAACATCAAACTCAACAAACACAAAGAAAGTTGAGTAAGAATCCGGTGTTAAACGAAATACTACAACAAACTCAACCATTTAATGGTTCTCAAAACACACCAACACCATCTTATGCTGGTGCACCAACTGAGGTATCAAATGGAACTATGCATTTTGATTCAAACTCAACTCATACATTGGGTGCTGGAAATATAGCACAAAAAATGGGATATGGTGATATGGTTCAACCAGGTCAAAGACAAGGATTAGGAGTACAAACAGGTAATCCATCTATTGATAAAGCATTGAATAGAGATTATAGTGGATTGATGAAAGCATTAGATAAGAAGAAAGGTCCTTATAGACCGGGAATGTAATATAGATTATGGCAGTTGAGTTAGGAAGAAAGATTGTAAAAGATACCAAAGATTTTGCAAACTACGCAATTGGTATCACCTTACCATTAACGTTTGGTGAGAATACTTTCGAGCAATCTTATCTCACAAAAGACCAAGTTAAATCTAATATTAAAAACTTACTTTTAACAAAAAGAGGTGAACGAATATTACAACCAGAATTTGGTAGTGGATTACAATCATTGTTATTCGAACCAAATGTTGATGATTTGGAAGGTAGACTTGAGGATACTATTAATGAAAGTTTAGAACAATGGCTACCATACGTTACAGCAGAACAAATTGATATTGAAACAACCGATGAGTTGAAAGATAATAACCAATTAAATGTTTCAATTGATTTTAGAATTGGTGATGATATCAATTTAGAAACATTAACATTTACAGTACAGGGATAATACGATATGGCAATTACAAAAACAACAAAGAATTTTAAGAATAGGGGTAAGGATATAAAATACCTCAATAAGGATTTTGCTGAGTTTAGAGGTAACTTAATTGAGTTTGCTAAAACTTATTTCCCAACAACCTATTCTGATTTCAATGAATCATCACCAGGTATGATGTTTATTGAGATGGCATCTTATATTGGTGATTCACTTTCATATTATATTGATGATACTCTTAAAGAATCCTTAATGGTTCATGCGGATGATATTGAGAACGTAATTGCACTTTCACAATATTTGGGATATAAGCCAAAAGTATCATCACCGTCCGTAACAACCTTATCGGTTTATCAATTAGTTCCTTCAATTGGAAATGGTACGGATAACACATATGATGAAACCTATTTGTTACGAATCAAAGAGGGTATGTTGGTTGAATCTACTAATGGTGTATCTTTCATTACACAAGATGTGGTTGACTTTTCCGATGATACTGATAGAGAGATTACAATATACCAAACGGATTCAGTAAGTGGTGAAACATCATTCTATTTAGTTAAAAAGCAAGTTCAAGCTATATCGGCTCAAATAGAAGAACAAGAATTTGAATTTGGTTCATATCAAGAATTTCAAAGTATTAATTTAAGTGATACCAACATCATAGATATTTACGATGTAAGGGATTCAAATGGAAACAAATGGTATGAAGTTCCATATCTAGCACAAGAGTTAGTATTTACGGATTATCCAAATACTGAAGCAAATGACCCGGACTTATACCAATTCAAATCAACAGTTCCATATGTATTAAATACATTAAAAACATCTCGTAGATTTGTAAGGCAGGTGAATGGTGATAGTACAACTACTATCCAATTTGGAGCTGGTGACCCAACTGTTAGTGAGGAAACTATTATTCCATCATTAAAAAATGTAGGATTGGGATTACCGAATTCAATATCTAAATTAGATGCATCGTTTGACCCAACAAACTTTTTGAAAACACAAACATATGGTACATCCCCATCGAATACAACTTTGACTGTTAAGTATTTAGTTGGTGGTGGTGTTGAATCAAATGTGAAAAAGGGAACAATCACTCAAATAAGAAATGTAGAGTATGATGAGGATACAACGTTACTCACACCAAATCAGTTATCATTATACAATGCAGCTAAAAACTCAATAGCAGTTGATAATGAAGTTCCTGCAACTGGTGGTAAAGGTGGTGATACTATTGAAGAGATTAGACAAAATGCTTTAGCAAATTTTGGTGCACAAAATAGAGCGGTAACCGCAAAGGATTATCAAGTAAGAGTATTATCGATGCCAACCAAATATGGTTCAATCGCAAAGGCTTACGCTACTGCAGATGGTACTTTGGATAACAACTCACCATCATCTATTTTAAGTTCCCCAAAAGCTCTGCAAGAGTTTACTGATTTGGTAATGAGCTTTGTGGATAAGCCTGATACGGAAGAGCCGGATAGACGAAGTGTTCAAACTGAACTTCAAAAGTTCTTAGTTGGTAAAACATCAAATGAAAACGAAAAGAATAATCCATTTGCAATCAACCTTTACTTATTAGGATATGATTCGGATGGTAAACTCACTTCATTAAATAGTGCAGTAAAGGAAAATTTAAAAACATATTTAAGTGAATATAAAATCCTAACCGATGGTGTAAATATCAACGATGGGTTTATTATCAATATTGGTGTTGAATTTGAAATCATTACATATAAGAACTACAATAAATCCGAAGTTATTGGAAATTGTATTTCTGAATTAAAAGATTATTTAAATATTAATAATTGGACTTTCAACAATACAATCAACTTATCCGAATTGGAATTGATAGTAGGAAATGTTGAAGGTGTGAGTTCAGTTCCAAAATTAAAAATTGTGAACAAATGTCATGGTAACTATGCACCTAATTCATACAATATAGAAGCGGCAATTAAAGATAAGATTTTATATCCATCTTTAGACCCATCGGTTTTCGAAGTTAAATTCCCAGATGCGGATATAAAAGGAAGAGCAAGATAATGGCATATTATTTCTTAACAGCATCAAAGGATGCATCGGTTTACTTACAACAACCTGACCAAAATTGTGGTTTGGATGAAATATTAGAAGTAAGTAAAGTTTACTATGGTAACATCAAAGATGTATCCAGAGCATTAATACAATTTAATGTAGATAACTTTTCATCATCACTATCTAATGGGGATGTTGGATTTGAGGAAGCAACTTTGGTATTAAGGGAAACTGAATCGGAGGAACTACCATTAAATTTTACAATAGATATAAACCCAATATCAGCTTCTTGGGAAATGGGTAATGGTACTCGATTTGATGATATAACAACTTCTGGTGTAACTTGGAATTATAGAGAAGGCGATTCATCAGATAGATGGGTAAATAATGTTGTGAATGGTTCTATTGTATTTGCACCAAACTCAACTGGTTCATTTTCTGGTGTAGGTGGAGTATGGTATTCTAACCTAAGTAGTTCGCAAGATTTTGCATACAAAACAAAAGATATAAACGCTGATATAAGTTCCATTTTCCAATCTTGGTTAAGTGGTTCAATCCAAAACGATGGATTGATTATAAAGCATGAAAATTCGGTAGAAGAGGATACTAATGATTATGGTATATTACGATTCTTTTCCAAAGAAACACATACAATCCACCAACCTAAAGTTAGGATTGGTTGGGATGATGTAACTTTCACAACTGGTTCATTAACTGAATTGGATTCGGAGGAAATAAAAGTTGGTATTAGAAACTTTAAAAAAGAATACAAAGTAAATACAACACCTAAGTTAAGAGTAGTGGGTAGGGATTTATACCCAGCCAAAACATTCTCATCAACGGCTCAGTATGGTATTACTAAATTCTTACCAACAACATCATATTATCAAATCAGAGATTATCACTCTAATGATATAATAGTACCATTTTCGGATTACACAAAATTAAGTTGTGATTCTAATGGTAACTTCTTCAATTTAAATTTATCAAATTGGGAAGTGGATAGAGTATACAAAATCGAATTAAAAACTACAATCGGAGGAGTTGATTACTTCTTTGATGAGGATTATACATTTAGCGTAATTTCATAAGGATGAAAAACAGCGGATTAAAAAATGAACAAAAGGTTCAAGAATTACTAACGAAAGGTTCTAACGCTTTAGGCGATAAGAACTCCGCTGGTGTACGTCTATTTAAGGAATCTGATTTAGGTGATGGTATTATAAGTGGAAAGTTAATACGACCAAAGTACAATAACTCAGAGTTGAAGAAATCAATAGATACTGAGATATTCGAACTACTTCCACAAGAAGCACCTGAGTTACCTGATACAGTACTACGTTCGGTTTATAATGTAGCAACACAATCAATCAATGATTTAACTTTACAAGTCCAAGATTTAACTAATGAAGTTGGTGTATTGAATTCTGAGATAAGTGAATTACAAATCGTAAGTGAAAGTTTGAAAATTGAAGCTGATAATGAAAGATTGAAAGCTAATATTGCTGAACAACAAGCTACTACGGCAAATGAGCAAGTGGCATCAACTACT